CACTATTACCTTTATGACCAGTTTCATCAATATATCGGTCTAATTGTTTAATTGTTACACGGTTGGCATCTCCAGATACCGTTCCAGTGTGTAAATGCTCTACAGTAATTTTACATTTAACAGTAGAAGATTCTGGTGTATAATCAACACCCAATATTAGTTTGTTTGTGCAGATTCGTGTATCTGACGTTGATGCTATAGCTGTAGTTCCACTTGCTGGATACAATTCTACAGAAATGTATTTACCAATATCCAGTTGGCTTAAATGATCTGCAAGCTGTGTATTGGATGTTGTAATCTCCATAAACTCGCCAATAAGTGATAATTGATCAGAATTAAATGACGCACTAAAAGGTGCATTTAAAATTAGTTTTTTATCACTAACAACTCTAACAACAGTTCGCTCGTCGGTTAAATCTCCCTTGGCTATAACAATTTTATCACCAGGATTAACTTCAGTAACAAGTTTGGTGTCAGAAGAAACTGCTTCAATAATTTTACTATTTGTATCTTGTTTAAATGTTCCTGTAAGCAGTTTTGTTGATGTAGAAAACGACAGGTCATCAAGAATATTTGTTCCAGTGTACGCTGGTTCTCTTTCCACATCAACAACTACATTTGAACTATTTAAATTCTTATCTGATGGTATAGAATTTTTGTCAAAAATAGTAAGGGTGTCAAAAACAGAATTGTTTATATTGTTTCTTCCAGTTATTGCTATACCACTTGGGTTATCCAATCGATTTGCAATAGTTGTTGCGGCAAGCCTGCTTTGATCCAACACTGGAGATATATTCTCGTTGTTGCTTATTAACAGAGCTTTTACAATAACAGATTTTTTGGTCTGAATGTGGGCTCTTTGTTGAGTTGGTTGTGCTCCATCAAAATCACCACCTTCAGGCTCATTTTCTGGAGAATTAATTAACATTGGTGTATTAAACTCCACTGGCACACCAGGAGCCACAGAAATAGGAGCTACTTTAACTTGAGAATCTCTAGTAACAAGTGCACCAGAAGTTGCATACTCGTTTACGGCAGCGCCAGAAACTGTTTGAAGCGTCCATTCAATGGATGTTCCTTGAGGACAAAATGAATTTGCCATCAAAGTTAATTGATCAAATCTCTTATTAATTCTTATCTTAACTGTTGGAATAAACGACGTCCCAGAAGTTTTGTACGCTCCTGTTACATAGTGTTGTCGTGCCAAAGTTGCCGAGGCTGTATATCCTGTTGCGGATGATCCCGTTGTAACAGTAAAATAATCCAATTCTGCATTGACGACAACAAGACCATCTTCAGACTGTAATACAGATTTAGAAAATCCTCTAAGATCAGTTTCTACCAAATCTATTGCAAAACGAACTCTGTCACCAACACTTGCTCCATGATTAGGGCATAAAACTCGTATCTGATTACTTCCAGGACGAACTTCAAGAGCGTTTGAGCTTAATGTTGTCCAATCTAAAGTTTCATTTACATAAACAATTTCACCAATGTTAGCAATAGTATTATTTGGCGTTACCGAACGTGTTCTAAATCTTGCTTTTCCAATATTAAATTTCATGCAAGTTGTATCGTCTGGTGTCCATGCAGCGCCGTTTTTTGATTTGAAAAAGTTACCTTCTACATACAACTCTTGATTGTCTATTGACTCGGTTGTGCCAATTTTAACGTTTGTGTCACCAACCTCAGCATAGTAACCATACTCTAGGTTTTGATCTTTTGGACCATAATTTCCTCGTTGAGCGACCCACGTTTCATACTCATCACTGTCTGATAAAACAACAAACGCATATTGTCTGTTTTGTTCTAAGTATATTGGCGACTCAAAAGTAAATCTTGTTGGCACCATATATTGTGCCATATCTGACACCGATGTAATTGTGGTGTTGGCCAAAACTTGAGAGGTTGGAGTCTTTTTAATAACATCTGCTTTTACGTCAGTTGTTGTATCCCATTTAATTTTTCCTGTCACAGGATCAAAAGTTCCACCAACTTGAGCCGGAGTTGTTCCAGAATCAACTTCAACAGTAAGTTTGTTGCTGCCTGAGGAAGATATTTCTACTTTATTTACTACAACTTCATTTGCCTGTTTTATTACGTTACCAAGTCTTCCACCAACAATAACTCTTTCTGGAATTCCTGTTGGGGATACGGTTCGTAACTCCAGTCTTACAGGCACAGGAGTTTTTGTTGGCTTCTTTGCAAAGAATACTTCAACATCAGTAATAAAGCATCCGCCAGCTTCTCTTACATTAAATGTTTGTGCTATAGGATCAATATATTCTGGTGGCTCTTCACCATATATGGTTGTTTCTTGGGATGATGTGGACTCATCCCTATTAGATTGTTGAGATACACTAAACAGTTGTGTTTGTGTTATGGTAAGTTCTTGTGTAGTTAAAGTTCCGCGAGATTCAAAGTTTGTTGCGGCCCGACTGATACCAGATCCTGTTTGAGAATTTATTGAAGATGATGAAAGAACAAATTGTGTTTGTCCTGTTTTAAATCCAATGCCAACTGGTATTCCAATAAACAAACTTGCAATACTAAATGGATTTGGTGATGGTATTAAAAACACACCTTGAACATTTCCTCTGCCATCGGCCTGAAGTTGATCGCCATATGCATATTTTGTAATTTTTGCCTGAACTGCTGTTTGACCAGCAAGAGGGGTTAAAGTTCCTCCAAACTGTGATGCAAGAAGACCCTCTCGTGTTTTTTCTTGACATATAATATATTGAGCATCGGATGATATATTGATAATATCAAATTTTCTAAGTATTCCTGCTGATGTTGTAATTTGCACTTCACAACCAATTCTTACTTTTCCTACACCAGTTCCTGTAGGAAAAACACCAGATGTAATTTTCAAATATCTTATAGGAGAGTTTATTGGAAGATTTGCAACGTCTCCTACAGAGGATGTAACATCCGTAACATCATATGTTACAAAGTTCTCGACGTCAGAAGATTTAACAGGCCGGCAATATCGTGATACTGGTCTATTATCAAAAAACGCATAAAAATTGTTATTTGGTCGAAGTCCCGCTGCGGTAAAATTTACCTCACGGGTTCTCATGTATTCAATTTCTGTCGTTTGATCTTTAGTTAAAGCACTCGTGCTTGTAATTCCAGTTTTAATTACTTCAGATTGGAATGATTCTCTAATAGTTTTTGTTGTGGTTGTCCATGTCTGCTTAGTGACATAGGTCATTTTTGCTTTTCCTGTTATGTTAATAGGAACAAGCTCACCTTCATTTAACCAACCTTTAGGAACTCTAAACTTTTTAGTTTTTTGTGCCTCTTTGCGCTCCTTAGGAGACATTTTTTCAAAATGTACATGGCCACCCTCCAACAACTTTCTACCAATTCGTTTTGGTGGTAATATTGGAGTTGTTGATGGATAACTATTCGTTCGGTCATAGTTTAATTGGCCGTTGTGTTTACTGAGCGCATCTCTATATGCAGAGTCGTCAAATACCACCCGCTCTGTGTATTGTGTTTCTCTCCAAACATCACTCCATGGAGTTAATTGAACTCTGCCAACATATGTAAACACAGCATATGGATTTACGTTAATTACTTTGGTTGCTATTCCTTGAGAAATAAACTCAACACGAGTAAATGGCAAAGTATACAAATCGCCAGTCTTTGTATATGCATTTCCAGAATTTTGAGGATTTCTTAACAACTCAACAGCAGTTGAAAATACAGGATTTAAAAGGTCCTCTTCAAGTCTAAAATTATCTGAATATACTAATGGTCTGGCAACATGCTCAAGAGTTGGACTAATTGAACATGAAAAGTCGTCATTGTCTAGTGCGCTAGATTCAAATGAACTAAAGCTGTCTACTAAGAATCCATTTTTAAATCTGTTGTTTCCGTTTGCATCTGGTATATTTAATTTAGAAGTTTCTGCCTCAAGCAAACTAAGAGAGGTGTAGTACTCCAAATTTTCAATTCGCTTTTCAAGACGACCAATATCACGCATTGTGTATCGTCTATTATCTCTTGGTTTAATCAAACACGATTGTTTTCCTAATCCATATGGAAGATGCCTAAGCTCCGCCAGAGTCATGCCATAATCAGACTCTTCTGGTGCGTTTGGCTCAATTCCAGGCACCCCAGGCAAAAGTTGAAATGTTTTTGTCTTGCTATCTAAAATAATTTTATCTCTTCTACTATTATATGAGAAGAAGTCGCATGTAAAGAAGTCTATTGGCGCACGGCCTGAAGTTACATCAGTAATTTTTTTTCTAAAATCAATACAGTCGGCAAGAGAATATTCAGAACCATCATTTCCTTTAAATTTAGGAATTTCATCATATGGAACACCATTAATCCCAAGATATGAATCAACGCTGAAATAATCGCTATTTTCATTATCAGTTAATACATGGTCAAAATAATCATATTCAACTCTTACTTGACCTGCTGGTCTAGGAAATCCAGGCTTTAATGTTACTCTACCAAAATCATAGTAATACTCTTTTTGGCCATCATGAAATTCATAAAGAGCAGTAACGTCTATGTCACCATCATTTAATGTGTTTTTTGTTGTTGGAACTGTGCTACTATCTTTTGATGCAACAATTCTTGTAACTTGAAATACATCACACTCATCTAAACGAATGTCGGTGTTGTTGGAGGATGATACTACCTTAACTCCTTTGCCTGTAATACCAGGTGTGTTTCCTGTATGAGTGTAGTTTCCATTAGAGTCAAATGATCCCAATTTTAAAACTTTTGTTTTTTCCTTTAAGCCAGTTTTAATAACAGGCACCATTATGAAAAATGAATTGCCTAATGCGGTATCACCATCAGTTGCACTAAAATAAAATGTTAAATTTTTATTAGATAAAGAGGCATTGACATTTACTGTTCCACTTCCACTTGGAGTTGATGGACTGTTTGTAACAGCCATTAAGGATTTTATTCCAGTTGATGATCGTTTTACAACTTTATATGTGTATTCATTTGAGTCAAATCTATTTGGGCTTTCGTCTGGAATAGTGAGTTCTATTTTGTAGGTTCCGGAATCTTCTATTGGAACAGCTCCAGTTCCTGATGTTCCCGCAAACAACTCTTCAATGGTATATTCCATTGAAGTTCTATCAGAATCAACTAAACCATTGTTGGTAATAGTTCTGACGTTTGAAACGTAATTTTGTCCTAATCTAAAAAGAAAACCATTTTCCTCAGCAGAACTACTAATTATGGTATAAACACCTTTGAGTGTTGTTGATGTTATTGTACCTGATGTTCCTGTGTTTGAGCCATTTAACTCTTCAGATTCAAGCTCAATCGAAGAATCGCTGGCAATAGATTTTATTCTATAATATTGTTGATGTCCTGTTGAGTTGCCATCCAAGAAAACATAATCGTTTACTTTTAATATTTCACCTGGAAAATTTTTCCAACCAGTTCCTGTTCCAGTAAAAGTAAATCCTGCTGTTGATGTGGATTTTTGTATAGAGCCCGTTAAATTATATTCTAGCAATTCGGCGTGTGCAATAAACTGCTCTGACGAAGAATATAAGGTTTTAATGTTTTCCGATGAAAATCCAGGAAGAAAATTAACATCAGTTACATATACTCTATAGTATCCAACACCGGCTTCTCCATCAGGCTCAATCTTAATAATTTTCGCTGTTCCAACCTTATTTGTAGTAACAACAGAAGATGATGGCCTTATGGTCGAATCATATGTAAACTCGGCAGGAATATAACTTGATCCTGAAACAACACCAGTTCCTGCTTTTTTAGTTCCAACTCTACGAGTATCATAAAAATCAACGTTTGCAAAATTTGCTACGTTTACATTTCCTGAAACATCTCTTACCAATATGTAAGATCCTATCGAAGTTGAGATTGTAACATTATCAGTAAATCTGGTTGTCCTAGATTTTGGAATATCTACGGACGATCTTACGAGTTTTCGT